CTAAGGACAAAATCTGCGGTTGACCCACTTAAGGGATTAGGTGTGAGTACTACAAGGACTCAACCAACAGAACAAAACACTGAAGATAATAGTGAGGTGGATGAAAAACCTAAACCAAATGTCACATCTAATTCATTAATAAGTGATAATAAAGAATTACAAATGGTTTCACAACCTACAATAAGACCTGACGACTCACCTTTTGAGTGTGAAGGGTGTGGTTCTTAATCACTTTTTATTATTTTTTTCAAACCCACCGTAATGGTGGGTTTTTTATTTACAACCATTTTAGTATTGAATATATTTATTAGTATGGCAGTAACATATGGAATTGACTTTCCTTTTAGAGAAAGTCTCACAGGAGATTATTTAAAAATGACTACAACCCCTGAAAAAGAGGTTAGGGGGAATCTTATTCACCTTATTCTTACTAAAAAGGGTAGTAGATATTATTTACCTGATTTTGGGACTAGAATATATCAATACATCTTTGATCAAAATGACATGGTTACATTCAACTTAATAGAAGAAGAAATAAGAGAGGGGTGTAAGAAGTACTTACCAAACCTTGACATAAACTCAATAAAAGTAATTTCCTCAGAAGATGATTCTGACCCCGTTACAACGGTAGATGAGGAGGATGATGAAAGATTATTTAGACTTGCGGACGAATCAACTAAACCATACACCGCAAAAGTAAAAATTGATTACACAGTTAATAATGGTGCGTTTTCGTCATCAGATTTTATAATAATTAATATATAAGATGGCAAAAAAAATATCATACGCTAAAAGAGACTTCGCAGGATTAAGGGAGGAATTGGTTAATTTAACTAAGGACTTTTATCCCGATTTAATAAAGAACACTAACGACGCATCGATCTATTCGGTGATGTTAGATCTTAACGCCGCAATAGGTGATAACCTACACTACCACATAGATAGAGTTTGGCAAGAGACTATGTTAGACTTTGCACAACAAAGAAGATCACTTTTTCATATTGCAAAAACATACGGTATTAATGTACCGGGTAATAGACCATCGGTTGCGTTGTCTGATTTTTCAGTAAACGTACCTGTAAGAGGTGATAAAGAAGATGAAAGATATTTGGGAATACTCAAGGCAGGGGCACAAGTTTCAGGTGGAGGACAAACGTTTGAAACAATAGAGGACATTGATTTCTCAAGTCCGTTCAATAGTAAAGGAGAACCAAATAGACTTAAAATACCGAATTTCGATAGTAATAATAAGTTAGTATCATACACCATCACTAAGAGAGATGCGATAGTCAATGGGGTGTCAAGAGTTTTCAGAAGAGTAATAGGGGCACAAGATCAGAAACCATTCTTAAAATTATTTTTACCTGAACAAAACGTGTTAGGTGTAACGTCAATAATTCATAAGGAAGGAACTAACTTCACATCTAATCCATCAACATCCGAATTCCAAAGTGAAAAAAATAGGTGGTATGAAGTTAAGAGTTTGATGGAAGATAAGGTATTTCTCCCAAACAAAACTAAGTCCTCGGATACGGATAACTTTACTGCGGGAGATTACAAAAGAGTAAGTAATAAATTTATTTCAGAATATACACCTGAAGGTTATATGTCAGTGACTTTTGGTTCTGGTAATATAGATCCATTAGATAATTTAGATTCATTTAACGATGGTACGTTAAAAGTAAATTTAGGTACATACCTTAACAATCTTTCCTTAGGTGCGACTCCAAAGAAAAACTCCACAGTCTTCATAAAATATAGAGTAGGTGGGGGTAAAAACAGTAATCTTGGTGTTAATGTCATCAATAGTGTCGATAATGTTGAATTTAATGTAACAGGACCATTAGGAAATATTAATAGTCAGGTAATACGTTCACTAAACGCTACCAATGTTACACCTGCAGTAGGTGGGGCGGACCAACCAACAATTGAAGAAATAAGAAATATGGTTGGGTATAATTTTGCGGCTCAAGATAGGGCAGTAACACTTAACGATTATAAAGTTTTAATAGAGACCATGCCGTCTACGTATGGTGCACCCGCGAAAGTAAATGTGATGGAGGAAGATAATAAAGTTAAAATAAAACTTCTTTCCTATGATGATGAGGGTAACTTAAATGACACCGTATCAACTACACTTAAAAACAACATTTTAAGGTATCTAACAAACTATAGAATGATCAATGACTATATTGATATACAAAGTGGAGAAGTACTTGATTTGGGGTTAGAAATTGATTTATTAGTCGATAAAAACATTAATCAGACAGACATACTAAAAGATGTGGTTTCTAAATCTACATCATTCTTTAATATAGAGAAAAGAAAAATGGGTGACCCACTATTCGTAGGTGAGTTACAGAAAGAAATATCAAATATCTCAGGTATTGTTAATGTTGTTGATTTAAGAGTTTTTGGAAAGACAGGTGGAGAATATTCCACGGCGGAGGTAAGTCAAGGTTATAGTGACGAAGAGACAAAACAAGTTGCCCAATCAGATTCAACAATTTTTATGAAGAGCAATCAAATCTTCCAAATTAGATTCCCTAATAAAGATATAAAAATTAGGGTTAAATCTTTGGGTTCCACTACATTTTAAAATTCTTTTTCTGTATTATTATTAATTAAGGGAAACTATGTTCCAATCTATTTATATGATATGATGCAGAAACACAGAATACGTACTGAAATAGGAAATAATCAAAAATTGACTGTAGAGTTAAAACAAGATTACGACTTATTAGAAATACTTTCACTCAAATTTAGTCAAAAAGACGCATACACATCTCTTTGTGCTGATTATGGGGTGGTCTGTGGTAGAATCAGTGCAAACAATGGATTTGGTGTTGCAAATGCAAGGGTATCTATTTTTATACCGTTGGATGATGTTGATGAACAAGATCCCGTAGTATCTGCACTTTATCCATATAAATTAACACAGGACACAAATACAGACGGATACAAGTACAATCTATTCCCAAAAAGGAAACAACACACAGGACATACTCCTACAGGTACATTTCCTGATCAAGAAGACATTCTAACAAGAGAGGAAGTACTATATGTGTATGAAAAATATTATAAGTACACTGTAAAGACTAACGACGCTGGTGATTTCATGATATGGGGTGTTCCTGTTGGTAAACAAACAATACATGTAGATGTAGATTTGTCCGACATGGGGTGTCAGTCATTAGTACCTTATGATTTTATTTATGAGGGGGTTTCTGAAGAAAAGTTTGAAAACAATTACATATTTAGAAGTAGTTCTGATATTGGAAGTTTACCACAGACATTAACTTTTGAAGAGAGTTTGGAAGTTTATCCTTTTTGGGGTAACGAGGATTTATGTGAAATTGGAATTACAAGGACAGATTATGATTTATCTGAACAAGGTATTAGGATAGAACCATATTCAATCATGATGGGTGGAGTCTTTACTGATTCAGGAAAGGATTCGGTAAGAGTTCAATGTAATGTTGATAACCAAATGGGTGAAAAGTGTGCTCTTACAACAGGTGAGGGGGATATTGAGACTATTAGGTTTTCGGGACAATATGAAGAAAATGATGATGGAACACCAAACTACGAAAGACCAATATTAGAAGCACTACAGTTAGATTCTCAGATAGATAAAGAAGGTAATTTCTTTTTCAGGGTTCCTATGAATATGGGATATAGAATTACAAATGAATTTGGTGAACTAGTAGAGACTAAAGATACCCAAAGAGGAATACCAACAAGAGGAACATATAGGTTTAGACTATCGTTACAAAATGATAATGGTGCGAGAAAACAATACAGAGGAAAATACCTAGTACCTCAAATAAAAGAACATCAATTAGGTCCGAGTGGTTTTCCTTATACAGATAAAAAATCCTACGCGTTTTCCACCGATTTAGATGATTATCCGACAGATGCGATGGATGATATTACGGGAATTAATAATAACGGATTCTCAAATGATATGTTCTATTCGTTTAGATATAATCGAGTTTATACGGTTTCATCATTTATTAATCAATATAATAATAAAGGATGGTGGGAGAAGAATTTCTCATTATTCACAAAAGATAAAAATGAATCTTTTATTGGTATCAAGGAAATACAACCATCTATTGAGGAGGATTGTGCTAACAATAATGAGTATTTCCCAATAAACGATGCGGTAAGTAATTTCAAGTTTAAATTTTTAATAATTATAATTTTAAATTTTTTAGAAAGGATTTATCTATTAATAACTCAGTTCGCTTTAGATTTTATTATCGAAACGTTATTTGATATTTCAGAGGCATTATACTCATTCTATCTCGGTTGGCCATTTAAAAAGAGGTTTTTTGCGGATCCGGCGAGAAGAATTGCGAAGGTTGCAAAAAAGGCACAAATAACAACAATAAGAAGATTAGGTTTGGTAAACTACCCCGATTGTTATGAGTGTAATACGAACCCTGGTACGGATGAACAGACACCAGGTGGAGAAGAAAGTGAATATCAACTACTTCTCAGTAACGGTAATGTAGCCCCAACGATTGATGAAAATACAGATTTAGAAAATTATATTACCACTAATTCTCTTAGTTCGGTACTCTCTAACTCTAATTGTGTACATGATTATAACCCCAATTCAGAGACCGATGATGACCCACCGGGACTAACAATCCCAATAGGTGGACTGACTAATCTAAAAAATTATATTATAAAGTACATAACTGTTGCGGAGATTCCCGAAATACCTGAAGTAACGGCCACTCAACAAAATATAGACGATGGAGATTTTACTGCAATCGACGGACCACAGAATGGTGCACCCGCAACGGCTCTAACAGATATAATGGTTGTGTTTGTCCCCGCCGTCCCTCCAATATACGAATATAAGTGTGTTGGTTATGGGTCACCTTATCCGTTAGAGAGTGGGGATTTTGAAGGCGTAACAATTAATATCCATGATGATGTTTATGTTGCGAATGGTTTACAAAATAATAACCCATTACCCACTTCTGTTAGTGGGACCGCATTACAATCGTCATATGTTATACTCATATCTAACGTATATTTCGTTTCTGAATTAACACAAGTAAGTCAAGGTGTACAACCAATTGTTGAAGGAGGTTGTCAAAAATACGATACGATATATGACCCGTCACATGGTGAGTTAAGGGCATATATAAATTCTACGGGTACACAAACTTACGATCACTTCGTTAATAACCCTAACACACACGTGAGTTATCCAGACATATTTTATGACGGTAACGAAGACCCTTGTGATCCCGTACCACCGATACCCGATATTGTTGCAAGTGTTAGTGTCAAAGCGGAAAATAGTAACTTAGGCACAGATTTTTATTGTACTAGTAAACGAAACTGTCATTTCCCAAGAAGGGTTGCATTAATACAGGGATGGTGTGGTATAGTTGGGGTAGACTCGGAAGATTGTGATGGTACCGCTTCAGGTTACTCTGAATTTGCGGATGGACAATACGCTCTTGTCGCTACGACAGGAAAAAACTCAAAACTAATTAAAAATTACTCGAGAAGAAAACTACTCGGTAAGTTAATGTGTGCAGGGATAACTTCATATAGTTTTGGTAATAGTTGGTTAAATGGTTCACTATATTTCTTTCAATTCAGAAGAAGAAAAGGTGGTGATAATGCAAGGTACTGTAAAGATATAATTGAGAGAATATCCGATGATACTGGTGTTCATTACTACTATAGATCAACACCATACCATAATGGTAATTTTATTGGACAGGTTGGGGAAAGTGGATATGGGGAAATATTGTTTCCTACCACTATAATGGATTTGGGTCCAAGAAACATGTTTATAAAAGAAATATGTGTAGATCCAGAATTAGACGTTAATTGTTCGGTATCTAAAAGTATAGGTACCACATCATACCAAGACATTAACGACTTAATGGAATACATTATTGCATCTAAAGAGGTTAAAGAGCAAGGTAAATTAAAAGTCCAAGACCTTTTTGATAGAAGGGGTGGGGGTAAAATCGATGGAGATATTGCCCAACTACTTAATTTTAACTCTCAAATGGGTATATATGGATATAATGATGAGGACGATGAGAGTCCTTATTGGTCACCAAATCAACAAATTTTTGATGGTTTTGGTCCCGTTGGTATTGATTTTACTTTTTCCGAAGACGATGAGGATACAGAAATTGTTGAAAAAGACGGTACCTTACTTAGGTTATGTATAAACTCTGCAGGAAACTTGACAGAGACTGCTCAAGAAGTACCGTACTATAAATGGAACAAGTTAGGTGATGGGTTCGGATCCAACGGTGGAAATTCAGAAAAACAGGAATGGAGTTTAGGGACGATACATACTACAAAATATCAAGGGGGTTGGACTTATCCAGGATTAATGGAGACAGACCCATATAGTGACGCTGGTGGTGAACCAACGGATAATATAAATAGCCATTATTATGACGGTTCTATTTTACCACCAATTAGAGATTGTGCAGATGATAATTACGCAGATACTAACATACCATTAGGTGGTCCCTATTTCTTTTATTTTGGTTTGAGGACGGGTAAGTCTTCTTGGAATAAATTCGTTAAAAACTTTGGTCCATTATGATAAAAAAGAAAATTGTAGCACCGAGTAAACGATATAAAAAGGCGGAATCTGAGGATCTAACTTTAAGAATAAATTTTGAAGAAGATAAGAGTTTATTAAGAGAAGGTGATAAAAATATAGTATTAGACATTGCGGAACTTTATAGAAAGGAACGTAATGAAAGTACCAAATATAGAATTTACGGTAAGATGAATATGGTGTTTAGAAACACATATAGTGGAACCACCACATATGATCCTTTACGTAATAACCTTTATGTTATTGGTGATGGTCTTGATGGAGATTTTACAGGGTATTTACCATACAACGAATTTGCGTTCATTAGGAACGATTATGTTAGGGAAGTTTCCATCCCAACAGGAAGTACAATGGGTACTTATAGTCCTAATATATTCATAACAGGGGACACAACACATAGGGTAATAAACGAAATAGAGTCCGCGTCTACTAATTGGAATGTATTTTTATCGTATGTCTACGATAAAGATTCAACACACCAAATGAAGTACACATTATCGGGTAATACCGAATATAGTTTCACCGCATCTAATGGAGTACCATTTAGAGTTAACGAATACCCTAATTATTATGAACTTATAAGTCCAATACCTCATAACATGAAACAGGGGGAATATGTAATAGTCTCAGGAACTTCAATAAGTAGTGGTACTGAGTTGGATAGAATATTTCCAATATCTTCAGTGGGTAATGAAATATTTGACTCTGAGAAATACGTATTAATCATACAAAAATCGGCACTTTCCAGTTCACAAACAATGAGTGGAGTTGTTTTTGGAAAAAGATGTGTAGATAAATTAAGAATGTCGGGAACAACGTCTGAGTATTATGTTCATAAACATAAAATACTCACAAATACCGATGACTGTATAATAGATAGGACAGGTTTTGAAACACCCGTTTTTGAAATAGAAAGAAAACTACAATTCGAGACCGCAGACAATAGAAACGATGTATACACAGTACAAAATAGACCTGAAACAGTTTTATTTCACTTTAAAGACGAAATAGATATAAATGGTTTAACAAATAATTTAGGGTATACAATAACCGATGCATACGTAACAAAGGTTTTTAAAAATGGTAATGGATATTTCCAATATCCTCCAAGACATGGATATAAATTTCATTTCCACAATGATTGGGTGGATAATCATTTTGATAGAACATTTGCGGGGTCAGATTCAGGACTACAATCAACTAATTTTACTAATAGTGGTTTTACATTTAGTCAGGGTACTGAACTTCAGAAAGATGATGATATGTTGGGGGCATTTGTGGAGTATAATAAAGAAGATTTTAAAGAAACAATATTATCTGAGTCATTCCACAAATACACAATTGATTTTAATATTTTTGATCACGGACAAATAGACCCAAATGCAGGATCGACAACAACAAACCCTTTAGGACTATACTACCAACCTCATCAAAGAGTTAAATTAAGGGAACTCTCACCATATGTAGAGACCGCTAATACAGATCAAATATATGGTCTACCAGAAAATTCCGTTTACGATGACTACAGAGTTTTATGGAAATGGAGAGATTTATATGATCACGGTTATGTTGATCCTGATGGGTTTGGTACAAACCACCCATTTACAAACGGACAACATTACGTCAAATCTGACATAAACTTTTACCTTAGAAATGAAGAGACCTTCATGAATAAAAACGATGGTCTTACTAATTTCAGTGAGGATAACGACGGACTCTGTTAGATGAAAATTAGATTTAATCAAAATAATAAGAACTTATTAATTAATAAGGAACAAAACTTTAAAACCGACGCGGGGTGGGATGAGAATTTCCAATCGTATGAGGATGAGGTTTTAAGAGATATTATAAATCCTGTTGAGAACTACGAAACTAATAGGTATGTTCACAAACCTTACGTTTCTACAATAGGTCAAGCATCTGGTTCAGGAGACACGTCAGCTAGTTCCGTAGAACAAACTGATATATGGTTTTACTTTTATTTTAAAAACCCATCGAATGTCTACACATTAGATTATAAAAATGTAGGTATTACCCAAACAGATAAATTAATGGCTAACTTAAAATATAGTTTTTTTAGGTTAGAGTTTTATAAAACCCCCAATAACGAACCACCTAACAGGTCTAATAGGAGATTGGTTTTTGCAAAAAATTTAGCACCCGCGGTTGGAGAAAGAGCAACCTTTGAAAATAAGTTTGAGAAAATGTATGTACCTGTATTTTTCGGTTCAAGTATGAGAAACAAAGAGAACATGTATCTTTTTTGGTTCCATGATGATACTGTTTTAGAAGAGACAGAACTTACGGGAACTACTTTCTTTATGACCGCAAAGTTTTACAATTCTTTTGATGGTAGTAAGGTACCATTTGCAAATAAAGAAATAACAGACACTTCGAGTATTGTAGAAGAACAAGATCTATACTTCCAAGTAGAGATGGATAGGGCCAACACACCCACATACCATTACACTATTTCAGAATACAATGGAAGTTCCCCATACACATCAAATCGAAAGGGTATGAGTGGAGACCCTATAAAGTTTTATGAAATACCGACAGTGGTTGACTGATTAAATGATGAATAAGAATTATTATAAAATACTAAAATCGATCACTGGCACAACATACCATTTACCAATATACTTGGATAGTAAAGGTTATGAGATGGGTGGAATGGTTGGATTCGAAGGAGACATTGAGCAAGTTGAACAAATAACGAACTTTAATTACGAACATACAAGTGGTAATACGATTAGATTATATAACTCAGTTAATAGGGACGCATTAAGAATAATTAAAAATGAAAATTTTTCTATTGATTGGGGTGATGGTTCAGTAGATACCATTGGTGTTGGTCTTGGTAATAGTTTGGAATATAAACAACATACATTTCCTTCTTCAGGTACTTATAATGTGTCTATTGGTTTAACTAATAATTGGACTCAGAAAAAAATAACAAAAAAAATTACAGTACCTGAAAACACAACAGTGAGTAACTCTAACGGATCTTTTGGACCATTTATATTACCGTATACTACGGGAGTTACTATCACCCAAGATTACATAAATGATTTAGATTATGTAGAAAAGGACTCAGACGGACCAATATATTTTGCGGCTAAGGGGAGAAGTAGGTTAAGTGAATTAAAGAGATATGGAGAAAGTACTTACCAAGGAACAACAGTAGGTACCGACGGTGTGGGTAGTTATACGGGGTATACTATAGATAATTTATCATATAAGGATTATGATGACGGAATAACAACAATAACGGGGTCAACAACAGATTTTGAAAAAGAAGAGGTCTTTAATGAGATGTTAACGAGAAACGAACATTTCATTGGATTTATTGATGAACCAACTATTTTTTCCGACGTATTTGTTGAAAGAGGTAAACAAGGGGTTTTGGAAATGAACCTCAGATTAGGAGAAATTGATAACGTAGGTGAAATTGATATCTACGGAAATGGATTTTTCCAAGTTAAAAAACAATAGAATAATATTTATTAATTAAAAGGATATGGCAGTAGGTAGTTATGGTACAGTTAGACCGGCAGATGTGTCACCAGCAGACGTAGAAATTTTCTATCATTACGTTTCAGGGAGAACATCCGACGCACCTGTACAATTTAAAAAATTAAATTCAGAAGAAATATTAACACCTGTCTATCACAATTCAGATACGACGGACGCGGCTAACGCACCCGACGTAGAAATTTTAGGTGGGTTATATAATTTAAAGTTAGATACGGCGGACTTTGATGAGTTAGGTATATATACCTTACATCTTAGACCTAAACAGATAAGAACATCTATAACTGATTGTGGGGTGTTAGCATCATTACCATCGGTAAGAGGAATTATTATAGATCTTAGTAATGTACCTGCCACAGATAGAAATAAGTTTAACCCTCAAGGGTTGGTTGGATACAGAGTTGAGTACTTGAATAGTGATGGAAGTAAAACTCCTAATTTTTATAGAGTTGTTACATCCTCATTCTACTGTACTCCTATTACATCAAACCTGACGAGTACAACTCAAAAGGCGATAAGATACCAATACACAGACCAAGCAACTAATTTGTTGTTTTTAACGGTAACCCCGTCATCAGCACCATCAAATAGACCAAATACGGTACCTTTTATAGGGGAACCATCTCAAAATATAATTCTATCAAATACATTCTTTAACCCTACTACGGTTGAGGTTGAAATGGTAGAACATGACGAGACAACATTAGCATATGCATTCTATGGTAATCAGACTAAATCTATCTCTGATGGAATATATACAATCTATACCGCAGAAAACAATATCTACAAACAATTTAACTTGTTTGAAGTAAGAGATGAGTTCAACGAAACACTTTTCGAAGTGAGAGAAGAGAGGGACGACATTGATGAAACTAAAAACTTTGATGATATCACTGAATAATGGCGAAAAGAAAAGTTCCAAGTCAAGCTGCAAGCGGAAGAGATACCTTTAATGATAACTTAATCGGTAATCAAATTACTGATGGGTCAAGTCAGCTGACCGCAACAAACTTTTCGATAGATAAGACGATACCACAAAGAGATACTAAAAGTTTCACATCTGTACCTTTCTCTGAGTTCTTAACGATAGATGATCTTAAAGAAGAAACTGAAGCACCTAAAACTAAATCTAATAGGTCAGTAAAGAAAGAGGGTAAGGTAAAATTTAGACAAAATAAAGACGCGGGTTCCAAGACATTATTTGGGTCTTTAAATAAGAGGTTATCCTCATCTGTCAATAATATAATAGAACAATTCCCTGCGGGATTTTATATTGACAAGGATACTCCCATTTCATTTTCACAATATACCGCTGAAAATATCACATACGATATTAAAGCGAGAACAACCACTTTTAAGTTTGAGAAGTCAAAAATATTCAATCCTTTAGACATTGTACTTGAAAAACCTTCAAGTAATGTAAGTCCTGAGGTTAGTAATGAGTTTAAAAACTTTTTTGAAAATTATTCCAAGTACTCCCTTATTATTGATGAGGTAGAGTATGAAATACTAACATATTCAAAGGCGGGTACTGACGGACTTATAACATTAAAGGTTAAAGGTAAACCGTTTAGTGGATCGACATACAGTGAAAACTTCCTTATTAGACCTATCAGTAATACTGTAGAAGAATTCTTCGAAAGTTTAGATGATTTAGAAAAGTTAATATTAGATAGAGAATCTTCACCAAGGTATACTGCGGAGTTTAAATTACCAAAAGATTCTTTAGATGGTTCTAAAACAGAAACAGTAACCACTAAAATTACTTGGCCAGTCTTTAAAGACAATTGGAATATAAAGATAGGAGGTACAGAATATCTCTCATACCTTGAAAGTTTAAAATCGATTGGTGATGAGATTGACCAATATAAGTCTAATTTAATTTCAAGATTCTTAACGACTGCATCTCTAAACGAGTTTGACACTGAAGACCAAAGAATGTCTTCAATGTTTCAGATATACGGTAGTGGGTTTGATTCTGTTAAGAAATTTATAGACAACATAGCATACATGAGAAATGTAAGTTATGATAAAATCAATAACATCCCCGATGTATTATTAAAGAATTTATCAAATACCTTAGGTTTAGATTCTGTAAATCTATTTGATGAGAAAACATTTGAAGATACACTATATTCAAGAATAGAAAGTCAATTCGAGGGTAACAACCTTGGAATGAATATGGTTGAGGCGGAGGCGGAATTCTATAGAAGGTTGGTCATCAATCTTGTAAGAATTTACAAATCAAAGGGTACAAGAAAATCAATTGAATTTTTCTTAAGATTTATTGGTGCACCTGAACCTCTAATTAAAATAAATGAACATGTATACAAATATGATGATGTAAAGAAGTTGTCTTTAGACATTGATAACGACATTTATGATTTAACTCAATTAGAAAAAACGTTCACTGTTGGTCAGATAGATCTTGAGGATAAAACACATTCTTTTATATACCAAGGAATAACAACTACGGGTACCACAACATATCAAGTAGATGAATATCCGATAGTATTGACAGGAACAACAAAGTATGGTGATACACAAAAGATTGTAAGTGAGAATAATGATGTATTCTTCCAAAAAGGTGCCGGTTGGTATGAAATAAGTCTACAACATAGGTCATCAACGGAATTGGATACAGAAAATTCTAATTTGTTGTCTAACCCAAAAATTATAAAAACAAAGAATAAAGATTTCACGTATGGTGAAGATTATTTTGATTTATATCGACAGTTTTATGGGTTAGATTATGGACATGAATTACACAATACCGTAGACAACAATAAAACGGAGTTATTGTCGGATACAGATTCAAAAACTTTAAATAGAAAAAATATACAAATTTATCTATCGTCCGCACAAGGTATTGATTATGACGTATATAGAAAATCGAGAGATTTAGAGGTTAGTTTTGGATTAAAGACTTTAGAACCTCAAACAGGTTTCACATTTGCGGAGTATATGGATAACGTATTGAATGAACAAATACGTAACTCACACACTGTAAAATACCAAAAATCTTATATTCAATTAGAAGATGTTTATTGGGGGTATTTAGAAAAAGTCGGTACACCATATAGTTTCCCAACAGTTAATGAGTTCATTAATAGAATGAGTCCTCATTGGGTGGAAATAATAGAACAGTTTGTACCTGCAACAACTTTATGGACTGGTGGTAATATCTTAGAAAATAGTCGTATTGGTAGATCTAAACACGATTACCTAAAACCGTGTACTATTGAACAGGTTGAGGACAATCTATACCCTAAATTAGGTTTCGAACACTCTATAGAGGAAGATTTAGAAGTTTATTTTTTAGGTGACAAGGATTTATTCAGGGGGTTAACTGTTGTAAGTGGAGTCACTTACGTCCTAAAGATAGTTTTAATGGGAGAAGAATATACGGCGTCTTCTCCAAATCATACAATCACACTTACAGGTGGAGATCTATTTGATCCATTTGTTTCTACATCTGAGTGTACAACTATTAATGACGTTGTTTTCGATGGTGGTGAAAAGTTTGATGGGTCTATCCATTTACCACTAATATGTGACTTTAAATGTAATTTAAACCCTGATAGGGATGTATTAAATCCACTGTGGATTGGTGCGGTAAATGACATATTCGCTCAGATAAACAATAAATATTATACTAGAACATCGTACACTGGATACGATACAATAAGTAATCATGCGGGTTGGGAACCCTACGAAAGAACTGAAAATGAAACCATCGATAATGGGTTTATTAATCAACTATCAACTAACGGTGAAAAATATGAATATGAAATTGTACCTATAGTTTCTCACGAAATCTTTACTGATAGTGATGGTGTCGAAAAGATAAGGATTACACCATTCACATACGACACCCAATTATACGTTATAAATCCTGAATACCCCTATAAGGAACCCGAACACATACCCGCAGATTTAGATTGTTTAGATTTAAGTACGTTTGATTTCTATTGGGAATCAACTTACTTAACGGGCACAACACAATGTGATCCTAAAGTTGATGTTTATGGTCCTGGTACTTTCTACACACTACCTGAAGATAGTGATGATTGTATTTTAATGGAGGATGTGTATTTTGAAGTATCAGGAGTTACATTTGGTAATGAAGATACTGTAGATGATGGAGATCCATGTACCGATTGTCCACCATATAATACATCGTGGCCGTTAAACATATTCATAGATTGTGTGGGTGGATACAACGAGTCAATTAGCGGTCATACATATACGGTTGACCATGTTTCGGGATGTACGTTCGTCGTTAACAATGTTAGGGAAAATGATATTATTGACATATCAATAACAGATGCCGCGAATTGTGATCAAAAAATAAGAATAGAGGGATTACAACAAAAGTTTGAATGGGATCCTGTGGATGGTGATGATGTTACCACATCAAGAAGTCATTATTTACAATACTCGTTTGATACTTACGCTGAGGGGGACAACCCTTATGGTAGTAGTCCTCTCAATAGTCAATCTGGTATTACTTTCTGTGATAATTATTCAGGATATACTCTACAACCTATTGTACAATATAGACCTACGTTTGATTATGGTCTGAGACAAAACACTAAAGTTATAAAAGTAAATAATGGTGTTATACTTGACGAAAATACAACTTGGGATCAAATACAAACCTATTTAGATGATAATACTTTAGAAAAAATAAACATTGAAAATGTTGTAATAGGTGATCAATTACTTTCAGGGGTATATAAAGATTGCCCTTTCTCATCCCAAGACTATAACGATGCGGTTATTAGCGGATATTCGTTCTCTTATGATTACAAGGTCGTAACGGTTGAAAATAAAGACTGTTTAGGTTCCACAAAAATTAACAAGATAAATGAGAGATTTAGTTTTTTACCTAACACTAGATTATGGGTAATGACTAAAACAATGGAAGATGGAAGTCAGGGAGATAATTGGAGATTCACTGAAAAGTATCCTGAAGAATTATACCCAAGACCTGATGACCCTATTGATCCTTGTTGTAGTTACCAAGTTGGTTACTATGAAAGTGGGGATTACATATTTAATGAACATGGTTTCCCTATAGAAGTACTAAAAGTCGATTTAGATTATTGTGTTAGAGATTTATTTTACCATTTAAATGTTAGCCCAACATCGGTTTACGATGTTTCAACTAACTGTTCTGAAGTTATCCTTTTTAATGGAGATTCTGAAGATTGTGTATTAGTTGGACATGACGAACAGAAGTTCGAAAACATGGACATGAAAATGCAACAATACTTCCAAGATAAGTTAGATTGTTCTGACATGCCGGATATAGATGACATTGAAAGAGATTTAACAGGATTGGATGATTGTGATACATTAAATGCGTTTAAACTTAAACACTTTGATACAGGAGAAATAAGATATACCGAAATAAACGAAGATTTTAATATAGGTGATGTGGTTAATATTGAATTCATTAGCGGTGGATCTCAAAATGAAGAAATTAACATAATTCAAAAATTATCGCCAGGTCAAAATTGTTGGATTGTAATATCTAAAGTCTATGCCAATGTTATTGATTATATAATATCGGGTCCATGTGATGATGTTAAACGACCAGGCCCATCGGCAACACCAACAAGCACCCCAACTCCAACACCTACACCTACTAATAGTCCTACACCTACACCAACAAGTAG